ACGGCGTACCGATCCCGTTGCGATAGTAGTCCTCCGACTCGTGGAGATCCAGGACGTAGTCCGCCTCCCGAACGTACTGGATGATGTTCATCGTGAGCTTCTTGTCCGGTACCGGCGTCGAAAAACTGCGGTTCAAGTCTGTGTCGCCGTCTTTCTCCGGCACCTTCCTCGTCTCTCTCATGATACCGCACCAGTTCGCGTACGGAATCAAAATGAGTCGCCCGCTTCTTATGGTAATTCCGTCTCGCACCAGATCCCGAACGGACCTGGGACCAGAGAGTTCGTTGCCGTGCGCTCCTGCGACCACGACCACCGTCATGCCCGGCTTGCCCGACTCGTACACATACGGATCTACAGAGTAACACCCTTTCCCCACGGCAACAATAATTAGATTGACAACTATTATTGCTATACACAGCACGGCAACTGCTCGGATCACGTTTCGTTGCATTATTATACTCGCATATAAAATGCTACTCGTCGTGCTCCGGGTCCAGTTTTTTGTTTTCCACATTGTCCGGCGTGGCTTCCGCGCGGGCACCGGTCAGCGCGCTGAGCCCGTGATCGGTCTCCGTCGTGACGATAGTATTGCCTTCGAACAGCTCCTTCCGGACGTCTGCGGACGTCACTTCTTCCCCCGTACCCTCCAGAGTCTCCTCCTGTGTGTTCGTGTTCCTGACTCCGACCAATTCGCCCTCGGCGGTGATGTTCTGCGTTAGTTTGTTCCCGGACTCTTCGGCTTTTCTCTTATTGTCCTCTATGGCCTTCACCTTCGCATCTTTTACGCGCTGATTGAAGTAGTCTCTTGCTTTGCCTTCGTTGTTCTTCTTCTTGGACATCAGCTCGTTCAGTTCCTCCTCCAGATACTCCACACGACCCGTCTTGTACGCTTCGGGATCCCATGGCATCCAGAGTCCGACCGGACCGACATATACATCGAAACGTTCCCCGGATCTTCAGTCCACGGACGCTCGTTTGGAAATCATTGGTCTGATTGTAAGCGTTGTCCAGACGCTCCTCGTTCTTGTCCACGAAGTTCTTGTAATCGTCCAGGACGCTTTCTTCCCGCAGTTTAGCAATCTCTTCTTTGCAGAAGTCCGCCATGTCCTCGTTTAGCTTCTCGATATCCAGGTTATACTTGTACGAGATGAATGCGATGAGACCGGAGAATTTCTCAACCGATTTAGACAGATCCCAGTTCTTCACAAACTCTTCGAAGAAGAACAACTCTTTAGCCTTTATCTCTCTTTCTGGTGACACAAAAGAGACACACACGAACTTCTGTTGAGCTATAGGTTTGTCTTCGTCGAGTAGGTCGATGTATTTAGGATTAGGCGAACCATCTTCACCAGCGCGTTTCTCAAACTTCGCCATTCGCTATGGATACTAGTATCCCACACATTTAAGCCGTTTCGTCTTAAGATATTTCCCGCATATATTTTTTTCTATGGGTTTATTATAAATATGTTTGACGTTGCAGAGTTGATCAAGCGTGCCATTAAATACATTGTGGAGGGTCTGATGGTAGCCATAGCGGCATACGCCATCCCCAAGGGGAAGGGGTTGAGCTTAGACGAAGTTGCGTTGATCGCACTAACGGCAGCGGCTACATTCTCTATTCTGGACACGTACATCCCGAGCATGGGGAGGACGGCGCGCACCGGTGCTGGACTCGGGATCGGCGCGAATCTGGTGGGGTTCCCTCGGTAAACAACGGATATAGTCGGATGTGATATGGTGGTGGCACCATATCATTCATGCGGACACAGAGGTAGAGACCGCAGTCTCCTGGGTCAAGCGCTTGACCGTGAGAGGAATGGCGGGCGCCATGAGTGCACTTAGGCAGTTTAGGGCGTCCCTTACTCTGTCGTTGTACGTGAACAGGACAATGGAATATAGGGACTTCTTATTTAGTGTCTTGCACTTGGAGTGCACGAAACTGTACAGGGAAAGCAACGTGTTGCCAGCAAACACGGTTCCGTCCGATATGACGACATGCAGGTGACGCTTATGCGATGTTCTGTGTACAGCTGTTAGGATGTCACGGTATAGTGCGCAGAACTCCGCCACGGACTCTTTATTCACGACTCCCTTTACGGTAATTGATACCACTTCGGCATCGCTAATATCATATTCAATGGACATTGTAAAATACTGCGATATTATATCGTCGGGACAAACTCCCAATTAAGTTCCACGCATATCTTTCGCCATATATCGTCTTGCTCTATCCTCTTCTCTCTGTCCTTCAGCATCGGGAAATAGTCTAAGAACTGTGTTTGCCCCAGCAGCTCGCATAGCTTGTATATGGTATAGTAGTAGTTTAGAAAGTTTACCCGGTCGTCCGGACAATATTTTGCATAGGGCCGCTGTATCTCGATAAACAAACTGCACAATCGGTCTTCAAGGTCGGGCGTCATAACCGGCGGACGAATTCCGAGTTTGTCTTTTATGAATGGTATGTGCTCGTAGAACTTATTGTACCCCAGCTTCTTGAGGATGTCCTTAGCCTTTTTGTTGGTGACCGCGCTCAGATCAATCCGCTCTTTTCTAATCTGCGCCCGTATGTTATCCATGACCTCTGCGGGTATGTTCGTCGTCTCTTTCGCCTGGAACTGCGCCAGTATCTCTCTGAAATGATTGATTCGCTTGTACGCGTAGAAACAGACCTCCTTTGGCGGTTCCTTGTACGAGGGCTTCTCGTTCTCTATCAGGAACCGAAATTGTTTTCCGCATGTCCGCTCGTTGCAGACAACGACGCCCTCGTGGTCCACGGGAACCAACTCGCCACTTCTGCATGCTCCGCACACGGATGCCTGGGACACGAACTTGTCCATGTTCATGAACGTGTCGTCGATGTTCACAAGGTAGTCGTTGGTGTGGTCCGTCAGGGTGTGCGCGTCAGTAGCCTCGCTGCTCTCGATATTGAAAAACTTGTTCAGTCTCGTGACGTTGTCGGTATTGCCTACAGAGATCTTCCTCTTATCTTCGAAGTACTCAAATATGTGCTTGCTGTTATCCAAGTAGTATTTCTGTCTTTTCAGCTTCAGTGACCTGATCGCGCGCTGCACCTTGTTGATCTCGTCCTTTATATCCAAGCGCTCCTCTATCTCTGTCGCCACCTTCAGGGCGGCGCGCAGCGTATCGAGACGAGCTTCCTTGTCAGGGATAATCACGGTGTCTTCCCTTTCGAACCTGTCGACGAATTCGCGGTGTTTACTGTCCAGTGTTGCGATGGAGCTGGGGGCATGAGTCGTCTTTCTAGTGGGTTTTATTCTGAAATTAGGCATAACTAGGTTACCGTGATATTATATATTTAAATTAGGAAACCGCGAATAGTTTAATCCACCAGATTCGTTTCTCCGTGTAAAATATGGATAACATAGAGGTACGCAAGGCGCAGTTTGTGTACAATGCTGTGAACGACGGGTGGAACGTGAGAAAAATTAAGGACATATTCATATTCACGAAGAAGCATGAAAACAAGAAAGAGATCATGTCCGACGACTATCTGAAGACTTTTTTAATTAGGAATTTATCTGGCGATAAGCCTCTATGACCGTATATACTCTACATCATGCACATGGACGGACAGCGTTCACTGTCATCTCCTCCCTACATATAAAAAAAAACGGGTATATCCTGTTTTTTTTATCTTTAGCAATAATATAACCATGGGAGGAGGACTTATGCAGCTTGTTGCTTACGGCGCCCAGGATGTCTACCTTACGGGTAACCCTCAGATTACCTTCTGGAAGGTGACCTACAGACGGTACACGAACTTCGCCATGGAATCCATTGAGCAGACATTCAATGGGCAGGCGGACTTCGGAAGACGTGTGACTTGCACGATCTCACGCAACGGAGACCTGGCGTACACTACTGTGCTCCAGGTAACGCTCCCGGAGATCAATCAGTCCATGGCGAACTCGTCTCCTCAGTCCTTCAACTCGGACAACCCGGCGGGTGCAAACAACGGAGTGTACGCCCGGTGGCTCGACTTCCCGGGAGAGCAGCTGATCTCGCAGGTGGAGGTGGAGATCGGTGGACAGCGCATTGATCGCCAGTACGGCGACTGGATGCACATCTGGAACCAGCTCACCATGCCGGTCGGGCAGAGCGACGGATACTTCAAGATGGTTGGGAACACCACCCAGCTCACCTACATCACGGACCCCTCGTTCTCGTCGGTGGATGGACCCTGCGAGTCGTCCGCTCCTCGCCAGATCTGCGCTCCTCGTAACGCGCTCGCGGAGACCACGCTGTAC